ACTTAGTTGTAATACCAAATTGACTTTCTCCGATTTTTACTAAATATTCACCATTTTCATATGTCTTAACCTTTATAATGTAGATGATAGATATATCCCTATCGTATTTTTCCAATATGATATTTTGTTTTTCTTCCTCCTTTTCTTTGAGCAATTTATCATAAGATTCTTTGTTGCGATTTTCGATATCCAAAATCTGATTTCCCTTTTGCTCTAATTGTTGTTTCAATTCGTCCGATTCCTCTTGAATAATTGTATTTAGAATTTCTTCCAATTTTATGAAATATTCATGTAGTTCGTTGGCTTTTTGAGTTCCTGCCTTAATACATAACAATTTGAATGTTTTCACATTCAGCATAATTGTTTCTTTATTGTGACCGCCATGAGTATTCGCAGCTTGCTCTGCTGCTCGGTAGAGCAAGTTTTTGTAATCAGTATCTAAAATAAAATGTCTTTCTAGTACGCGTTTCGCTGATGATTTTTGAGTAAATCCTAACCATTCCCATATATTGTCCAAGTCAATTACAAAATCAGTTGTTTGATTATAATTCAAATAACAATAAAAAGATGTAACAAATAATTGTTGTTGTGACTCGGTAAAGTGTTCCTTTATTCGCTTCAGTAACTTGCTGTTGTATGTCCCGGATAGCTTGGTGATGGTCGTGTTCTCGATTAAACTAACCACATTAAATGATGCCATTGTTATATACTATATTCGCGCGGTTTCTTTATGTCGGTTTTGCTTTAACTAAGTAAAAGCGATATTTATATAATATTCCTACTTTTGATAGTATTATATATACAATTTATTGTTTTGAAAATATTGAATTCAGATGAATATGGGTCATATCGGATAAAAACACAATCGTGACATAACTCTTTTATTACATTTTCTCTTTTTATGTCATTGATTACTTCCACCTTGTGTTGTGATTCGTCGCATTCGATTATTATATTATGGATTGGAAAGTATAAATCTACCATATATTTACCTATTCTATATTGCGCGGTCATTTGTTCGCCATTAAATGCTTCGATAATACATTTTATGGTGTCTGCTTCTACGCAAGTATATACCTTCGAATTAATGTCAAGGTTTATTATACGACATATGTCAATAACTGCGGGTTTTCGGCTTTTTACCAACAGCTTACATAAAATATTATAATTTATGAACGACATTGTTTGCTTTCCGCCATTCGTGTTACGTTTCAAATGTATTTTATCGTCATTTCTAGTATTGCTACGTATATTTGATATTTTTAACAATTTGCCGATATCTTGTAGATTGAACAAACAATGAGGTTCTTGCGTTTCATCTATTACAACCTCGCAATCGTAATGCGATTTCAATGTCAATCCAGTTTTTATTTGAATTTCTTTAGACATTTATACATTTGATTATTATAAGCAAACAATAATCAATTTTTTATCAGGAAAGACACAATAAAATGTATGTCACAAAATGTATGTCACAAAAGTATGTCACAAAAAGTATGTCACAAAAGTATGTCACAAAATGTATGTCACAAAAAGTCGTTATTTCGCGCATTTTATGAAAGAATGATTCATAAAATTGAAACCAATCGAATGGGTCTAAAAATCCGACATGATGAAGTGTTTATCCAAAGATAGAAATGGTGAATCCTGTAGATGCGCTACAATCGAGGAAACCCGATTCTGTAAATTTCATAAATATATGACCGCATATACCGACGCGATGCTGGAAAAAATAGAGTTATGTTCTGGTTGTAAAAAAATGTATTATTTTGGCGAGGGTCGCAAGATTTGCGACAAATGCGCTAACCGTTCGAAAGCCAATAAGCTTATCCAGAAAGAAAATATAGAAATATGTGCGAAAGACTCATGTACTTACAAGAGAAGCATCGAAAATAAATACTGTAAGCTACACCAGTTACAGTTATTCGTCGACGAGACGAACTTGGAAAATAAGAAACTATGTAAAGGGTACATCCGCGGTTGCCGCGTTAAATTAGAACACTCATATGGATTATCCAAGTGTTCAGAGTGTCTTGAGAAAGACAGAGAAAAAGACAATAATCGGCGAACTCGCGTGTTAAATGCGGACATCAATGTTGTAGCCGAGAAAGCATGTCCTACATGCTGTAAGATTTTACCTATAGACCAGTTTATTGGAATGCGAACCGCGACAACCACCACATGTAAATCGTGTAGAGAATCGAACCAAGCACAAGATGCTAAGCGCGATAAAAATCACAGGAACGAACTCGCGAGAACAAATGATGCGAAGCCTGAGCGAATTCAAGTGAAACAGCAATGGAAAGAAGACAATTATGAGAAAGTTGCCGAATATAGCATGAATTCACGACAGCATCAGATTGAGCGTGACGGAATAGACGAATACATGAAAAACTGCGCTATAGCTGCGCAAAAATGGAGAGATAATAATCCAGAAAAGACGCAACATAATAATGAAAATAAAATTAATAGCTATGAACTACAATACAATGTATATAAGCGAAGTGCTGATACGAAACAGCTTCGTTTTGGAATTTCGTTCGACGAATTTAAAGATATAGTGAATAAACCATGTCATTATTGTGGAATATTGAGAGACCGAGGCACTGAACAATTTAATGGTATTGATAGAAATAATAATTCAATTGGATATTTACCCGACAATTGTGTTAGTTGCTGTCCAATGTGTAATTATATGAAAAATACGTTGTCAGGTGATGTGTTTATTAGGCGCATAGACCATATTCTAACACACAATAAACATGTGAATGGAGTTCTCAATCCGAGTTTGTTTGGAGACCATAATAATGTTATTTATATGAATTATAGACATCGCGCAATTCGAAAACAGTTAGAATTTTCATTGACAAAGGAAGAGTTTAATACATTAAATTTACAAGACTGTTATATTTGTGGGAAACAAAGCACGTCCAAACACATAAATGGTGTGGACCGATATGATAATAATTTGGGATATACATTTGATAATTGTAAACCATGCTGCGGGGAATGTAATTTCATGAAATGTGAATATTCATACGACGATATCTTTGATAAATTTAAACTGATATATCAATATAATACGAAACCTGAATTGGAACAAGAAACATGCGAAAATATATCGTTTGTGGTAGAACCAGAGGCAAATGACATTATAGTAAGCACACATTCGGTTGGCAATAAGAAAACTCCGGAACAAATAAAAGAGGCATGTAGGTTAAGGAAACAGAAACAACGAGCGGATTTACAAGCCAAATACGGTGACGAAGAATATAAAAAGAAACATGCCAAAGAAATTGCGGAAGCTCGATTGAAACGTAAGCAACAATCAGCTTGATTATTAGATAAAAAATATATATGAATTTTATATTTTTTATTGAATGTAACTGCCATACCATACACAAGTCTGGACACGTCATCAATTTGAGTAGGCAACACCAGCCATGCCGCTCATGACCCTCAATACATTATAATTTACTGCATAAACTCTGACCTTGGCAGTGTTAACTCCAGAAACAGTTCCGGATGAGAGCACAAGTTGGAGCACAGCATTGTCAATTCTGGAGAAATTACACGTGCCACTTGGCTGATGTTCTTCAGGTCTCAAGGCAAAGGAATACACATTGATTCCAGTGTCAGGGGCACGAGTGTGGTGTTGGAAAGGTTGAACAACATCGAAGTAAGACCCCTCACGCTCGGAGAAACGGTCCTGTCCATTGAGCTGTAGCTTAGCAGTGACGACTGGGTTCTCTCCCCAGCAGTGCATGGTGAGGGCAGACTCAGCGAGGACGAAGGTGCCGGCATCAGAGACAGCAGATTGATCAGATGTGGCAACTTCAACAGGGGTAGCAGAATCGAAAAGTCCACTGCTGTTGATGAAAGCGGTGGCTCCGGTAGTGGAATCAGCAGAACCGAAAGCATTGATGGAGTTTGGCAAAGCATCGATGGCATCAGTGTAGTTGAATGGTTGGGCTCCAAGAGTCTTGTAGAGAGTGTTTCCACCAATGAGAGATGAGCAGTAGTCAACGTTGGCATCAGGCTGAACGACCCAGATCAATTCCTTACATGGATGGTTAAAATTTAATTTGATTTTATTTGAGCTTGACCCGACAGACTCGTCTCCGGTGAATTGAAGTTGCTCGAAAAGGTATTCGTGTGGGTTTTGAGCCATCTTTCTGCGCTCATCCGTATCGAGGAAAATGTAATCCACATACAAAGAGGCAGCAACAAGGGATTGTTGGTAGGCACTAGCAACAGACACAGACCCAGAAGCAGCTCCCAAGTCGCTAACAGCCCACAAGCACTCACCAATTGGTCTGAGGTCTAGGTTAATCTTGACCTCGTGGTATTGAAGGGCAATCAATGGAAGAGCAAGTCCAGGGTTTCTGCAGAACCAGAATTGAAGTGGAACGTAAAGGGTGGTCTCAGGGAGAGCGTTTCTAGGAGCGCAAACCTGAGCAGGTCCACCAGAAGCAGCACAAGGTCCACTGACGGCGGCGAAATCTGGGTCAGTGATGTAGGTGAGCTGGGTGGTGTTTCCAATCATCTTGTGGTATCCACGTTGTTGTTCGGCAGAGAGAGTGACCTGGTTCCAGATGTGCATCCAGTCTCCGTATTGTCTGTCAATTCTTTGACCTCCAATCTCGACCTCAACTTGGGAAACAAGGTGCTCACCGATGTAATCCATCCATCTAGCATAAACAGAGGCGTCACTCGCAGCCAATCCCTGTCCAATCTCTGGGAGGGTGACTTGAAGGTAAGTTCTGTAAGCAAGATCTCCGTTTCTGGAAATGGTGCAGGTAACACGTCTCCCGAAATCAGCTTGTCCAGAGAAAGTTTGTTCGATCGACTCCATTGCGAAGTTAGTGTGTCTTCTATAAGATACCTTCCAAAAGGTAATCTCAGGGGTTCCGGTTAGGAAAACGTCTTGTGCGCCGTAAGCTACGAGTTGCATTAGTGCTCCACCCATGTTGTCTTAATATAATATACTAAAAGATAATAATCTGGGAAATAAACACAATTAAATGAATTTATTCTTTTTTTGGAACTATTCCTAAATAATATTTGTCTAAATCCATGTTCGTATCGATGAATTTCTCTAAATAATCCGCCATAAATATTTCGCGTTTACCTTCATGTTTCTTTGTAAAAATATAATTGTCGTCACGTTTAGCTACGGACCAACCACCATCGACCGCATTTATTATGAAATTCATTTTCTGGAATTTTGCGCGTTCTATTTCGATTGTATTCATCACGATATACAAACCATTTTTATTTAAAATCACTTATTTTTACATATAGAATAAAATAAATATAGAACTTTTAACATTTATATAGTAACAATGAAGAAGTCTGACCCTATATTACATTCGATTGACAAGAAACATAGTCAGATGTTGGAAGAATTTCACAATGATGAATTTGTAATTATACCAGAATTAATGGAAGAAAAGGTCGAATTGAAAACGAAAGCGCGTTCTCTCTCCAACCGGGTAGAAGAATATATAGATATTAAAGATAAATTGGATACTATCAATACCAAAATCAGAGAACTACGCCTAAAAAAGAAAAATTATTTATTGGATAATTCACAACACGTTTTCAACTATTTCGAAGAAAAAAAAAAGATTTCCAATGGCGACACCAATAATGTCAATGTTCTCAATTCATTCTTTAAATTGAAACGTTCAGACCTTGATGCACCAGATAAAAATTCGTCGTCTAAACAATCGATTATCAATTATTGGAAAAATGTGAATAACGAAATCACTAATATCAATGATTTCGTAGTTCCGACTGATATTTGTATGTCGTGTCATAAGGGTGAGATGATACCACAGGATGAAGAAGGTGTCATGATTTGCAATAATCGTGAATGTGGTAAATTCATTAATTTTATTGTAGATAGTTCCAAACCATCCAACAAAGAACCACCCAATGAAGTCTCCTACACAGCATATATAAGACTGAATCATTTCAAAGAAATACTGTCACAATTCCAGGCTAAGGAGACGACCCAAATACCCGAACATGTCATAGAAGATATACGATTGCGTATTAAAAAAGAACGCATTTTAAACTTGGCTACCGAAATCAACTATGATAAAATGCGCGAAATTCTGCGAAAATTGGGATATAATAAATATTTCGAACATATTCAATACATTAACTCGATTTTTGGAATTCGACCACCAATTATGAATGAAGCTCTACACGAGACCTTGTGCGTTTTGTTTATTGAAATACAACAGCCTTGGGCTATTCATTGCCCCGCAAATCGAACGAATTTCTTTAATTATACATATACGCTGTATCAGTTGTGTGTTTTGCTGGACCAAACGCAGTATTTGCCATATATCCCATTGATGAAAGATAGAGAAAAACAGTTGGAACAGGACCAAATATGGTGTAAAGTA